GAAAGCAGGTTACAGCCTTCATTGCACCTCAGTGATCCAGAGATAAATGTCTGGGTCAGGCTCGTTAACGACAACCCGGCCAGCTCATTTACTGAAACACATCGTGACATGCTGGAAATGTACTGCCGACATGTGGTGCAGGCTCGACTGCTCACTACGCAGATCGAAGATTTCGAGATGGAATGGCTTTCCCGAGAAGACGGTCTCAAGCGTTACGACAAGTTACTTACCATGCGCGAACGTGAAGTGCGTTCGGCATCCTCTCTGGCAACCCGACTAAGGATCACCCGGCAGGCAACGGCAGACCCGAAGACTGTGGGTCGCGCTAATAACAACCTTGCGCGGGAGAAAAAGCCCTGGGAAATTGATTAAGGCTGTTTTTGATGGCTAAAAAAATATTGACGAGGGCAGAGAGGAATATCGCCTGGTGTGAAAAGCACATCCTTATTCCCGAAGGCAAATATGTCGGCCAGCCATTAAAGATGGCTGATTTTATGAAGGATGACTTCAGAGCCATTTTCGACAATGAGCACGGCACGCGTCGGGCGATCATTAGCCGGGGGCGTAAAAACGCCAAAACCGTCGAAACAGCCATGCTGATGCTGCTTTATCTGGTAGGGCCAGAGGCAGCGCACAACTCGCAGCTCTACTCCGCTGCGCGCTCACGCGATCAGGCTGCAATTTTGTTTAACCTAGCTTCCAAAATGTGCCGCATGAACCCCTCGCTGATGCAGTATGTGGCAATCAAGGACTCAGCAAAAGAGATTCACTGTCCTGACCTAGGTTCTTATTACCGCGCGCTGAGCGCCGAAGCCACCACAGCCTATGGCTTCTCGCCGCGCTTTGTGGCTCATGATGAGCTGGGACAGGTGCGCGGGCCGCGCGATCCTTTGTATGAGGCACTGGAAACTGCAACAGCGGCCCAGGATAACCCGATATCCGTCATTATCAGCACACAGGCGCCGGATGCGAGCGACCTGCTCAGCCTGCTGATTGACGATGGACTGACGGGCGCGGACCCGCGAACGGTAGTCAGGTTACAGACCGCGCCAGAAGATATCGACCCGTTCTCGGTTGAAGCGATAAGACTGGCGAACCCCGCTTTCGACGTGTTCATGAACCAGAAGGAAGTGTTGGATATGGCCGCCAGTGCCAAGCGTCTGCCTTCTCGACAGGCAGAGTTTGAAAACCTGGTACTGAACCGAAGGGTTGAAGCGAAAAGCCCGTTTGTCAGCCAGACCGTCTGGCACATGAACAAAGAAGAACCCGATGATCTCCCCGGCAAAACAGTATGGGGCGGGCTTGACCTTTCGAGCGTGTCAGACCTGACGGCATTGGTGCTGACCACGGCTAAAGGTGACGTTCACAGTAAGTTCTGGTTGCCTGCAGAAGGCCTGGCGGATAAGGCGCGTAACGACCGTGTCCCCTATGACATCTGGGCAAAGCAGGGATTTTTGAACACGACGCCCGGCAAGGCCATTGAATATTCCTTTATTGCCACAGAGCTGAGGAAAATATTCGACACCTGCAACGTCCGCGCTATCGCATTTGACCGATACAACATGCGATTTCTTCGCCCTCACCTGATTGATGCTGGCTTCACCGAAGCCGAGCTTGAACGCTTCGTTGAGTTCGGCCAAGGCTTCGTATCCATGTCGCCGGCATTACGGGAGCTGGAGGCCAGGCTGCTTGGCGCACAGCTCAGGCACGGTAATCACCCAATCCTTGAGATGTGCGCCAAAAATGCGACGGTCATTACCGATCCTGCGGGGAACCGCAAGTTTGTGAAAGGCAAATCAACTGGACGAATAGACGGCATGGTCGCGCTGGCGATGTCTGTTGGCGCGCAGAACAGCGATGAGGTTGAGGAACAGGGCGACGTTAACGATTTCATTTACAACTTTTTGAGCGTTTAACATGGCAGATACCGATTACAGCATTGACCTGCGGACACGTTCGCCATTCTGGGCCCGGATGGCCTCCATTCTTACCGGTGGCCGCCTAGTATCGCCGGACAAAGGCTCGCAGATGGCGGGCACGTCGGCGCATGGAGCCGTCGGCGAATCCGTGGTGACTGATGAGCGAAACATGCAAATCAGCACGGTGTGGGCCTGCATCCGGCTTATTTCTACCGTTACAGCCTCGCTTCCACTGGACGTTTACGAAACCATTAATGACGAGCGCCGAAAAGCGGACAACAGTAACCCGCTGGCTAAGCTTCTCCGCTTTCGCCCTAACAATTTCATGACCGCGCTGGAGTTCCGCGAGGCCATGACTATGCAGCTGTGCGCCTACGGAAATGCTTACGCGCTCGTAGAAAGAAACAGTGTGGGCGACGTGATCAGCATGCTGCCGCTGATGAGTGCCAACATGGATGTCAGGCTCAGCGACAATGGCAAAAACGTTATTTACCGCTATCAGCGCGATACGGAATTTGCTGATTTCAAGCCAAAAGAAATTTTTCACCTGAAAGGATTTGGTTTTAACGGACTGGTAGGCCTGTCGCCGCTGGCGTTCAGCGCTAAATCCGCAGGCGTGGCCATTGCCATGGAAGATAACCAGCGCGAGTTCTTCGCGAACGGCGCGAAATCGCCGCAGATTCTGATGACAGACGGCAAAGTGCTCACTAAAGAACAGCGCGGTCAGCTTGAAGAGAACTTTAAAGAGATCGCTGGCGGGCCGGTTCGAAAGCGCCTCTGGATACTGGAGAGCGGGTTTACCACGCAAAGCATCGGTGTATCACCGCAGGATGCGCAGATGCTTGAGGCTCGCAAGTTTCAGGTGGCAGAGCTGGCGCGCTTTTATGGTGTTCCGCCCCATCTGGTGGGAGACGTTGAGAAAACTACGTCATGGGGCAGTGGCATTGAACAGCAGAATCTTGGATTCCTGCAGTACACCCTAAAACCTTACCTTGATCGCTGGGAATACAGCATAGAACGCTGGCTTGTGAAGGATTCAGAGCAGGGCAAGCTGCATGCTGAGCATAATCTCGATGGGCTGCTGCGAGGTGATTCAGCGAGTCGCGCCGCGTTCATGCAGGGCATGGTTAATACCGGTATACGGACCATTAATGAAGTGCGCCGGCTGGATAACCTTCCGCCTCTTCCTGGTGGCGATGTGGCTACGCGCCAGTCGCAGAACATACCCATTACCGACCTCGGCACAAACACTAAGCCCCGCACTGACGGGGCTTAATTTTTATGGGGGCTTCAATGCCTGAAATTAAGAAGACGCTGGCCTTTGACCAGTCGGAAATTAAGTTCGCGGGAGACGGCAGCCAGGGCATTTTTGAAGGTTACGCCTCGGTATTCAATAACACTGATTCAGACGGCGACATCATTCTGCCAGGCGCATTTAAAAATGTGCTGGCTAACCAAAGCCGCAAGGTAGCGATGTTTTTTAACCATCGCACCTATGAAATGCCGGTCGGGAAGTGGGAGTCACTGCAGGAGGACGAAAAAGGCCTCTATGTACGTGGTCAGCTAACGCCGGGGCAGAGCGTCTCGGCTGATCTCAAGGCAGCAATGCAGCATGGAACTGTTGAAGGGATGTCGGTTGGCTTTTCGGTTACGAAAGACGATTACAGCGTCAGCCCTACGGGCATGATTTTCAAAAACATCTCTTATCTGCGCGAAATTAGCGTTTGCACCTTCCCGGCGAACGAGCTCGCTGGCGTGTCAGCCATGAAGAGTATCGAAACTATCAAATCAGTACGTGACGCGGAGGCTTGGCTGAGGGATTCAGTCGGGCTTTCCCGTTCCGAAGCGCAGGCCTTTATCGCCCGCGTTAAGTCCGCAGACCGAAGCGAGTTCGGTGGCGGCGACATTGACGCGCTTGCACAGCGCATAACTTCCTTTGCCGCTAACCTGCGGAATGCATAACGGAGCACTACATGTCTGAATTAGCCACCCTGGAAAAAGCGATTGAGAACTCACAGAAAGAAGTGAAAAACCTCATCGAAGAGCAGCGTAAATCCATAACCGAAAACGGTGAAGTCAACAAAAAACTTCAGCAGGACCTGAACACAGCTCAGGAAGAACTGAAGAAAACCGGCACGCGCCTGTTTGATCTTGAACAGAAGCTGGCCGGTAACTCGCCGGAACAGACCGCGCAGAAGTCTTTTGCTGAGCGTGTATCCGAAGACCTTATCAAAGGCTGGAACGGTGACCGCGCTAAAGCGAAAGTGACCAGCTTCGACAAAGCGATCGGTTCTGGCGCCGCGTCTGGCGGCGCACTGGTTCAGCCTCAGCAGGTGCCGGGCATCCTGATGCCGGGGCTGCGGCGTCTGACCGTTCGTGATCTGCTGGCCCAAGGCCGCATCTCCAGCAACGCTCTGGAATATGTTCGCGAAAACGTGTTTACGAACGCGGCAGCGCCGGTGGCGGAAGGTACGCTGAAGCCTGAAAGTAACATCACCTTCACCAAAGAAACGGCGAACGTGAAAACCATTGCCCACTGGATGCAGGCATCACGTCAGATCATGGACGATGCGCCGGCGCTTCAGTCCTACATCAATTCCCGCATGATGTATGGCCTGGCGCTGGTGGAAGAAAATCAGATGCTGAACGGCGACGGCACCGGAGATAACCTGCAGGGCCTTAACGTGGTGGCTTCTGGTTACGAAACCGCGTTGAACGCCACAGGCGATACCGGTGCTGATGTTCTGGCCCATGCGATCTACCAGGTATCACTCAGCGAGTTTGAGGCTGACGGCATCATCCTTAATCCGGCTGACTGGCACCGTATCGCGCTGCTGAAGGATGCGAACGGCAATTATATCCTCGGCGGGCCGCAGGCATTTGCGTCCAAGGTCCTCTGGGGTCTGCCGGTTGTATCGACCACGGCGCAGGCGGCGGGCAAGTTCACCGTTGGCGCTTTTGGGCTGGCCTCTCAGGTCTGGGACCGCATGGACGCTACTGTTGAGGTCAGCAACCAGGACCGCGACAACTTCGTTAAAAACATGCTGACCATTCTGTGCGAGGAGCGCCTGGCTCTGGCGCATTACCGTCCGGCCGCGATCGTTACCGGCGATATCGCCATTTCCACTGGCGCGTAACTGAAGGACGCGGTCAGAAATGGCCGCGTATTCTGATATGAAAATTAAAGCTCTCCGCATGTTCTCTCACTATCACCTCGGCACTGTCTCTCAGGGTGAAGTGAAAGTGGTGAAAAAAGAAATCGGCGAGGCGCTGGTTGGTATGAGCCTGGCTGAAGCCGTGGGAGATGAATCACCTGATGACTCTCCTTCTAAACCCGCAAAGAAAGGGGCCAAAAGTGCAAATAAGCCCAGCGCAGATGGTGCTGATAAAGAAGCATCTGAGAGTTGATCACGATGACGAGGACGATCTGATTAAAGGCTACGCCGAATCATCAGTCGATTACGTCGAAAATTATTGTGATGGCTCGCTTGTCACTGAGCTGACGCCTGCGGCTGAAGATAAAGAGCCTCCTCGGGAGGTTCTTTTTTCTCCCGGCATCTGGCAGGCGATGCTGCTTCTCATCGGTCACTACTATGCCAATCGCGAAGGGGTCGGGGAAAATCAGGCTGAAATTCCTCTGGGAGTGGAGGCGTTGTTGTATCG